TTGCGTTAGTTGACTTATCAGCACAAAAACTTTTGGCTGTTACAACTTGCACAAGTCAAGCGTTGACTGCAACAGGGCTGGTGACAACACCGGCCTGGAATATGGTAGTAAACGACCCTACATAAGAGGAGTGCTATGGCTGAGACAATTTATTTAAACAGAGATAATGAGATTATCCTAGAGTTGAGGTCAAATGAAACACTTGTAGATTTATCAGGTGTGACACGCATGAAGTTTGTCGTGGGAACCACAACTCTTGATTCATCAGGTTCAAGTTATTTTGATTGGACGGATACAGGTTATGGCACGGGAACAGTTGTAATAACTGTAGGGAGCGCCACTTTAACAGAAGGATACTATGATGGGTATCTAGTTGTTTATGATAATACACATGCTAATGGATTAGTTTGGGGTAAGAAATTCCCCGTGGTTGTGGAGAATCTATGAAATCTCACGGCTTAGAAATGAGTGGACCTATCAGTTCGGGAGATGGTGTTAATGCCATTACGATTGATACTGGTACTGGAAAAGTTACAGTTCTGACAGACATTGAAATTGATGGTAATGTCCAATTTGATGGAACAGTAAAATGGACATATGGAACGCCATTAGCAGGGAAAGTTCTGCGTACAACTGATGCGACCGGAACTTTATCTTGGGCTTATCAATCAGTACCTTCAACTAAGACAGTTTTATTTGAAAAGAATACAGCAGTTACAGGCTATACTCTTCAGACAGATGTGGATGATTATCTTGTCTACATTACTAAGGGTTCCGCTGCCGGTGGAGAAACTGGTGGAACAGCCTATACAGGCAGTACATGGACGCAGCCAAGCCACGACCACGGTGGAGGAAGTCCAACAACTGACGACCATGCAATAACAATATCTGAAATGCCAAGTCATAGACATACTCCAGGATTGGGAGGCGCTTTTCTCGCTTCTGGAGCAAGAGGAACGGGTGAAGCTGGAGACGATTTTCAAAGATATAGCTATACAGGATATGCAGGTGGTCTATATGATGGCGGTCCTGCCGATGGACATGACCATACTCTTTCTAGTATAGATTCTGATGCAACTGTAAACACTTGGAGACCAGTAGGAAGAAATTTTACAAGGCAAACTAAAAATTAATGAAATCACATGGCTTAGAAATGGAGGGCGCAATATCATCTAGTGATGGTGTTGAGTCAATTGTTATCGCTGATGTTACAGGGAAAGTCTCTACAACTAAAAATGTAGAGGTGGATGGTGATGCTCAAATTGATGGCACTCTCAAGATAACTGGCGGAACTCCTTTATCAGGTAAGATAATATATACAGCAGATGCACAAGGTACTTTGTCATATGTGTATGCATCTGTGCCTTCTGGTGAAACAATTATTTTTGATGAAGATACAGCGGTTACGGGTTATACATTGTTGACAACTGTTGATGATGCTCTACTTTATATAACAAAAGGTTCCGCTGCTGGTGGTGAAACTGGAGGAACAGATAAGAGCGGCGGTACTTGGACACAAACAACACATGACCACGGAGGATATACTGGTTATCATACTTTGACAATCGCTGAGATGCCTTCTCATAGGCACGGTCCGGCTGTTGCTGGAAAGAAATTCATAACCTCAACTGGTTCAGGCGGAACTGTAAGGGGTGGTGATAATTATACTTGGGTTTATTATACTGGGTATACAGGCGGTAGCTCAGGTCATAGACATGGTCTGACAGGAATGGCAAGTGATGGAACTGCAAATACTTGGAGACCATTAGGAAGAAACTTTACGAGGCAAACAAAGAACTAATGAAATCACATGGTTTAGAAATGGTAGGTCCTATCCGTTCAGCGGATGGAGTTGATGCTATTGAGATTGAATCTGGTACTGGTAATATAACTATTAATACAGACCTGGAGATTGATGGTGCAACTCAATTAGATGGTACTGTAAAATTTACTTCAGATTCTCCGGCAAGTGGAAAAGTTATAGTTGCAACTGATGGAAACGGAACTTTTTCTTGGGAATATGCTTCTGTACCAACAGGAGAAATATTCTTGTTTGAGAAAGATACAGCAGTCACAGGATACACTCTTCTAACTGGTGTTAATGATGCTGTTGTTTATATAACAAAAGGTTCTGCTGCTGGTGGTGAGTCGGGAGCAAGTTGGAAATCTGGTGGTACATGGACACAACCAACACACGACCATGGGGGTCTAGGGACATATACTGGTTATCACACATTGACATTGACAGAGATTCCATCTCACAGACATGATTTTGGCGGCTATAATGCTTTTACTACTCAAGGTGGTGAAGCAGGTGAAACTCATAATGGTAAGCCAACCCAATCTTGGACTAATTATGTTGGTGGAGGTGGCCAGCACAGACATGATTTGAGTGGTATTACAGCAGATGGAACTCCAAATACTTGGAGACCAGTAGGAAGAAACTTAACGAGGCAACAGAAAACATAATGACAATCTTATACTATAAATGTTTAAGACCTGCCTGTTGGCTCAAATACAGTATTATCAAGGGCGAAGAAGTTATTTGTCCACGATGCAGGTCAAAAATGGCAAAGAGGCGATTTCCTATTATGATACCTAAAAGACATTGGATTGCAAAAGAGCATAAGGCTGATAAGATGGTTTATCAGGTTGATGAAAAGTGGGATTTGGTTGACAGGGAGATGAAAGATGTTCACGACCCTGATTTTAAGAATGATTCTAAAGAGATACGAAAGTATCTTAATAAGATTAAGAAAGATAAGAAAGATAAAAATAAGTAAGAGGTGAAATATGTTATTCAAAAAAGGTGAGGGAAGAGGCAGATGCCCATTCAGAGGAATGAAAGAATGTGATGAGAAATGTGTCTTATATAGAAGGGGTGTAAGATACACTGAAGATGGAAAGAACTCAACTCCTTTTGAGGAATGCGCTCTAAATATTATGACAGATAATATGGAGATGATGCACAATCGTATTTTTATGTTGCAGTCTGAGGTAGGAGAAACTAAAAACGCTACAGTGTTTGACATACTTGTTAGACTCGGAGAAGTTCCTCCAGAGGAACTAACAAGACAGGTAAGGAAGATGGTTGGTAAATCTTGTGATGATGTTAAACAACTAGAGGAAAAGTAATATGGCACTTTTTGATTTTCTAAGAAGAAAAACGAACCAAGAACAAATAGACGAGGCGATTCCAGCATTTAAAAATGTGGGGGATTCTAATGTTCCGCCTAGTTTTATACTTCAGAAAACTGGAGAAGGATACGAAGAGGTTGCTTTGGCAGATGCCTATGGAGCAACAAGTTTGGGTTCCTTCAATATGTTTTATGAACAATACCTCAACAGACAATATGCAAACGAAGTTGATAAAATTAGAGAATATAGGGCAATGGCAGATATGCCAGAGATTGCAGATGTCATTGAAGATGCAACAAACGAAAGTACACAAAAGGATGATGACGGCAATGTATTAAGACTAAAGATAAAAGATACAGCACTGTCTAAGAATGAGAATATAATTACAGCTATAGAAGATGAGTTTGAGGAACTTTTCTTTTCAAGATTGGACATCAATGAGGAAATATGGGATTTTATCAGAACATTCTATATTGATGGAAGATGTTATTATGAAAGGATAATTAATAAAGCCAATAAATCCAATGGTATTATTGGCGTTAAGAAACTCCCTTCTGAAACAATGGACTGGGATTATGACCCAAGAACGGGACAAATAAAAGTTTTTTATCAGTATCTATCACCAAAAGCAAGAAAGCCAAGAAGTATAGAGGATGCAGAAAAGGACCCATTGGTCGTGTTATTCTATCCTGAACAGATTGGCTTTGTTCATTATGGTATTTTTGGCAGGAATCGTAAAGATATATTTGGTTATCTTGAAAAGGCGAAGGTGCCTTATAACCAATTGAAATTGTTAGAAACTTCAGTTGTTATTTACAGAATTATTCGTGCGCCAGAAAGATTGGTGTTTAAGATTGATACTGGTAACATGCCAAAAGATAAGGCATTGAAATTCGTTGAAAAGATTAAGACTAAGTTTACCAAGAAACAAACTTATGACCCAACAACTGGTAAACTTGCACAGGACCCACAGATTTTATCAATGTTGGAGAATTTTTTCTTACCACAGTCCGCTGACGGTAGAGGTTCAGATATTGATACTGTAGGTGGTAATGCAGCTGGTTTTGCGGAACTGGATGATATTTACTACTTTGCAAGAAAGCTCTATAGAGCATTGAAGTATCCTCAATCAAGGGTAACAGCAACACAAGAAAAGAGAGAAGCAGACATTCTCTTTGGTGGTCAGAATGTTGGTGAGATTTCAAGAGATGAAATTAAATGGGCCAAGTTTTAGAAAAACAACAGAATAGATTCTGTGAGGAGATGCTTGACCTATTTTTACTACATCTTGAGTTCAAAGGATTGAAGAAAGAATATGGACTTTCAAAGAAAAGTTTTTCTATACATATGAATCCACCTAATCATTATAAATATCAAATGGAGCAAAACTTTATACAATCAGGTTTTGATAATTATAACTCCCTGAGTGGAGAAGAGTTTTCACAATCCTTCAAGATGAGAAAATACTTGGGCTGGGATGAAGATGAAATCAAAGCTAATGCTGAAGGACTCAAGAAAGATGTTGAGTATGGATTTAAAGAAGAGGGAGGCGGAGGATTCTAAATGAATGTAAATGCAACGATAGACGGAGATGCTGTTGTAATACTTGAATTATCAATTGAGAGGTATAGAGCACTTGTTGCCTATATTGATGCTCAAGGTACGCCCGGTAATTTGATAATTAAAGAAGTTAGCCTAGCGGATTTGGATTCTGCTGGTATTACAATTGCAACCGCAGCACAACATAATTAAAGAGGGGAGGTTTAAATGGAAACCCTGAATGAAAAACTTGTTGACGCATATGCTGAAGTGGTGGCAGATGCAAACATAACGAAGCAAGATGTTATGATGGACTTGAAGAAAGCCCATAGACTTACCCGCGAGATGATGAATTGGATGGAGATGGCATCTCATAGGCTAAGTGAAATGGATTCAAATGGACTGCTGAGTGTCCGTGAAGTCACTAAGCAGATAGAGGAACTAGCAAAGTCCATGAAGATTAAATAAAAATATAAATAGAATGGAACACTGTTTTGTGAGGAGGAATTTATGTCAGTAGATGATGAAAAAATCAAAGCGGCTTTAGACGATTTTGAGGATGATGATTTCGTTAGTGCCAAAGAGAAACTTTCTGCCGAGATAGCGAAGGCAAGGGACGAGTTTCTTGAGAAAGCCTTAGAATTAAAGACCAAATTAAGCCCAGAAGAGGAACCCGAGGATGAAGAGGAAGATGAAGAAGCCGAGGATGACTCAGAGGACGAAGATGAGGATTCTGAGGAAGAGGACGAAGATGAAAAAGAGAGAAGGCGAAAGAGGGTCCAACAAAGTCTAAAGAAAAAGAAAGAAACCGAAGACGAGGAATAAGAAATGTTAAAACTTATTACAGAAATGTCTTATGATGTTGCGCTTTCAGAAGGTTCTAGAAGCAAAGACATGTATGTTGTTGGTATTTTTAGTACAGCAGAGGCTGAAAATAACAACAAGAGAAAATACAGCAGAAAACTTCTGGAGAGAGAAGTTAATAAGATTGCAGAAAAGGTTGACCATAGAAGCCTTTGGGGTGAACTAGGTCATCCACCTTCTCCTGAAATCAATCCTGAGAGGATTGCTATTTTGGTTGAGGGACTAGAATGGAAGGGAAATAACCTTTATGGTAAAGCCAAGATTCTCAAGACCCCTATGGGTGAAATTGCTAGAGAACTTGTCAAAGAAGGCAAGTTGGGAATTTCTTCAAGAGGTTTGGGAACAGTTGGTGATAATGGATATGTCAATGAAGATTATAAGTTAATTACTTATGATTTGGTAACTGACCCATCAAATCATCCATCTTGGGTAAATGGAATTTATGAAGGACAAACTTTTTCAATTCCTGACCCAACCAGGGAGCCTACTCCAGAAGAGATTAAACGATTAGAAGAACAAGAGCAGCTGAAAGCAGCAAGAAAAAGGCATTTTGAACAGCTATTCCTATAATACGAGCAAACAAGGACTACGACCTGTAAAGTATCTATGGGTTTTTTTGCTTTGCTGTAAACAAAGGATAAATATATACGATAAATCTTAACAGGAGGTTAAAGGCATTATGGATCTCAAGAAGTTGCTAGAGCTATTGGGTGTTGATAAACTCGATGAGACAAAGCAGGATGAGATTAAGGATGCTTTGAAAACCATAATTGATACGAGGGCCAAGGAAGAGGCAGAAGGTCTCTTGAAAGAAGAAAAAGAGGCTCTTGTTGAAAAGATGGAAGACAGATTTGAGGAATATAAGAAAGAAATCACTTCCAAGTTTTCAAACTTCGTTGACTCAGTTCTTGAAGAGGAACTCGTTATCCCTGAAAAGGTACTTGAGTACGCACGCAAGGGCGAACTTTATAACGAGTTGATTGAACAATTCAAGATTCGCTTGGCCATTGATGAAGGTCTACTTGATAATGAAGTCAAGGACCTACTCAGAGAAGCCAAGAAAGAAATCCTGTCCCTCAGAGAAAAAATGAACAACCTGATGGATGAAAAACTTGAGCTTGAATTAGAAGCTCAGAAACTTGATGCAGAGATGCATTTACGCAAAAAGACAGACGGTCTCACCGAAGCTAAGAAGTTGAAAGTCTTTGATCTTCTTGAAGGCGTTACAGACAAAGAAGAAATTGACAAGAAGTTACCACTTATTGTCGAATCACTCAAAGTAACCGAACAAGAAGAAGAAAAAGAAGACGAAACAGTAGAGGAAGAAACTGAATGTCCTGAGTGTGGTAAGATGATTCCGGAAGGCGAAAAGAAATGCCCGGAATGTGATTACGAAATGAAAGAAAGCCGTGTAGATGTAGAAGAGAAAGAAGAGGAAGATGAAGAAGTCGTCACAGAAGATAAGTCACCTTTTGATGAATTTCTAGAAGGCTACACAAAAACACTAAGAGAAAACAAGATATAAGTTATTTACAACTAATCTTACAGGAGGAAAAGCAGAATGGATGTTAAGGAACTAGTTAAAAAATGGGAAAAGGTCCTTAACGAAGGAAAGGAAATCAAGAACCCTAAGGTCAAAAGGGCTACCGCGCGCATGTTGGAGAACCAACACAACTATCTAGTTGAAGCCGGTAACTACACCCAGACTGGCCTTACAAGGGGCGGAGCAGGCTATGCGGAATCTGGCGATTTTCATAAGATTGCCGTTCCTATGGTCCGTAGGACTTTCCCTGAGTTAGTAGCACACGAAATCGTTGGCGTACAGCCAATGACTGGCCCTGTTGGTCTAGCATTTGCACTTAGGTTCCGTGCGGGTACAACCGCTGGAACTTATACAGCTGGCACAACTGAGCTTGGCTACAACACAATTGATAGAACCTACTCTGGTTCCTACTCAACCTCCGCGGGTGAACAACTCGGTTCTGATGCTACCACAGCCAATAGAGGCTTGGGCATCGGTTCTAACGCAGAAATTAGAGAAGTCA